AGAATGGGTTATGGTGGAATAGGTAAGTCGAGNATCACTGTCCTACCTACNACTCAGAAGCTCTTAAATAAGAAGTCCTAAATAGAAGAGAACTAAGAGAGGACCGAGATGGCTACGCCGACTACTAGAAAAGAATTCAAAGAATACTGTCTGCGTAAGCTAGGCAAGCCGGTCATCGAGATCAACGTAGACGACGATCAGATCGACGATCGCATAGACGAAGCTCTGAAGTACTACTGGGACTATCACTTCGACGGTTCTGAGAGACTGTACTACAAGTACATGATCCAAGACGGGGATCGCAGGGACGCCATCAAAGAAGTCACCATAGTAAGTGGTGGCATCGGTTACTCGAACTCAGACACCGTCGTCATCACCAGCGACCCGTCTGATACGACTGGAATCGGCGCTGCTGCTTCTATAGTCACTGACGCTGCGGGTACCATCGTTCAAGTCAATATCACCGCTCCAGGTAACATGTACACTCTGGATCCTACTGTGACTGTCACTACGTCGGGTGGATCAGGAGCAATCTTGAAAGGATACAAGGGTGGATACATCAAGATGCCTGAGAACATCATGGGCGTCACTGGTATCTTCCCTATCGGCGACCCGTCTCTTTCAGCTAATGACATCTTCAATATTCGTTATCAGATCGCTCTGAACGATCTGTACACACTAACTTCTGTTCAGCTCACGCCATACTACATGGCTATGGAGCATCTCGCTCTCATTCAGCAGCTCTTGGTAGGTCAGCAACCGGTCAGATTCAATCGTCATACCGATAAGCTCTACATCGACACTGACTGGGCCAAGCTGCCAACCGGCAGGTTCATCCTCATCGAGTGCTACAGAGTCATAGATCCAGAAGAATACAGAGATACGTGGGGCGATCGCTGGCTAGCTCATTACGCCACTGCTCTGATCAAGAAGCAATGGGGCAATCACTTGACTAAGTTCTCTGGCATGTCTCTGACAGGCGGAGTCCAGTTTAACGGTGATAAGATCTACAACGACGCCGTAGCAGAGATCGAGAAGCTAGAGGCAGAGATGATCAATAGCTATAGCCTTCCCGTTCTCGACATGTACGGATGATAGATGACCTTCAGCCCGGGCACTAACTTCTATTTCAATAACTGGAAAGCTACCGGTGAGCAAAACCTCATCGAGTCGCTGATCATTGAGTCTATCAAGATCTACGGCATGGATATGATGTATCTGCCTCGTAGATACGGTAACCTCGATCAGATCTACACGGAAGACTCTGCGTCGTTCTATGACAGAGCCTATCCTATCGAACTCTATATCAAGAGCGTCGACGGTTTCCAAGGTGAAGGCGACTTCCTGTCTAAGTTCGGCGTCGAGATCAGAGATCGCGTCACATTCACTGTGGCCCGTAGGATCTGGACTAAAGAAGTCGGCTCTAACGAGAACGACAAACCGCGTCCGTTCGAAGGCGACTTAATCTACTTCCCGCTAAATCGTAAGATCTTCAAGATCATGTTCGTCGAGCACGAGGCCATCTTCTATCAGCTCGGTGCTCTTCAGACTTACGACTTAGTATGCGAGCTGTTCGAGTACTCTAACGAGACCTTCAATACTGGCATTCCGGATATCGATGGCCTGACCAAGAAGTACGAGTTCGACTACACCGATGTCGGCCTTCATACAGAAGACGGCAGCATGCTAGTAGACGAGAACGAAGGCATCCCGCTGCTGTTCGAGGACTTCGAGATCAATTCTACCAGTCTCGACGAGAACGACATGTATCAAGAGAAGGGTCTCGAGATCCTCAACTTCTCTGAGATCGATCCGTTCGCCGAGGGAGGCCGCTACTAATGTTCGGATCAACATTCTATCACGGCTCTATTCGTAGGTACATCATCCTATTCGGCACGCTGATGAACGAGATTTTCATCAAGCGATACAAAGCTGACGGAACTCTCGATAAACTTATCAAGGTGCCGATTACGTACGGCCCGAAAGACAAGGTCATCGCCCGCGTCAATGCCGATCCAAATCTAAATAAGCCGTTCTCGATCGTACTTCCTTACATGTCATTCGAGCTCAAGTCTATTACGTATGACGCCGACAGACACCTCCAAACTACTGGCAGGTCTCCGTTCTTGAACCCGAGCAACAAGAACGTGGCTAACTACATGTATAATCCAGTGCCATACAATTTGAATTTCGAACTGAACGTGATGGTAAAGAATGCTGAGGACGGTTCTAAGATCCTCGAGCAGATCCTCCCGTACTTCACCCCAGACTGGACTGCCACCATTCGAATCATCGATGATCCTGAGATCTTAATCGACGTCCCAACACTCATAGGTCAACCGTCTTCTCAAGACACGTATGACAATGGTGGGATCGGAGACAGGAGAGTCTTGACATGGACCATTCCTTTCACTATGAAAGGCACCATATATGGTCCAGTTCGCAAGAGCAAGATCATCAAAGAAGCAAGAATCAACGTCGGCTACAAAGCAAAAAATCAAGACACGCTGGATGAGGTCGGAGTTTATGAGACCATCGTCATGGTACCCGGTCTGACTGCTAACGGCGAACCGACATCAAACGTATCAGAGTCCGTCGCTTATTCTGAGATAGACTGGACCGATGACTATGGATATGCGAGTTATATTGAAAGGGAATAATAATGGCGGATCCCATCGCGGATGCATTGAATCTGACGCCCATCACTCCGGCTTCTAACGCCGTTTCCGTAAAAGCTGAGAAGTCCATCACTATCCAGCCTACCGACTCCGGTGACGAGCAAGTCAAGAACGACTTCGAGTATGCTCGAAAGAACATGTATGACATCATCGAGCAAGGCCACGAGGCCATCGCTAAGCTCATGGACATAGCCGATCAGAGCCAGCATCCTAGGGCTTACGAAGTCATAGCCAATCTCATTAAGACTATGGCCGAGACTAATAAGGATCTACTCGGGCTGACCAAGCAGAAGAAAGAGCTCATTACAAAAGAAGAGACTCCTCAGCAGCAGCAGGTCACTAATAACCTCTTCGTCGGTTCTACCGCTGAACTTCAGGCCATGCTTCAGAAGAAGTCGGAAGAAGGTCAGCAGTGAAGCTACCAGCATATCTCGGCAACCCTAGGCTCAAACGAGCCGGGGTACCGATCCCGTATACTCAAGAACAGATCGACGAGTGGATTAAGTGTTCTCAGGACCACATCTACTTCATCAAGAACTATATCAAGATCGTCAACGTCGACAGAGGTTTCATCCAGTTCGACCTCTGGCCGTTCCAGGAAGAGATGATCAATGCGTTCGTAAATGACAGGTTTACGATCGCCAAGATGCCTCGTCAGGTAGGTAAGACTACTACTGCCGCAGCGTTTATCCTCTGGTCAATCTTATTCAAAGATAACTACTCGGTAGCCATCCTCGCTAATAAGATGGCGCAATCTCGAGAGATCATGTCTCGTATTCAGAGGTCATACGAAGCACTTCCTAAGTGGCTCCAGCAGGGAGTGGTCGAGTGGAACAAGGGTAGCATAGAACTAGAGAATGGCTCGAAGGTCTTGGCCGCGGCTACCTCGTCTAGCGCCATTCGTGGTACTGCTCAGAACCTCTTGTATCTCGACGAGTTCGCATTCGTCCCGTCTCACATTCAAGAAGAGTTCTTCTCGTCTGTCTATCCGACGATCACCTCTGGTAAGACCACTAAGGTAGTCATCACGTCGACTCCGAACGGTCTAAACATGTTCTACAAGATCTGGACGGACTCGGAGCGTGGTCACAATAGCTACACTCGCATCAGCGTTCACTGGTCTGACGTGCCAGGTAGAGACGCTAAGTGGGCGGAAGAGCAGATCAGGAACACCTCACCTGAGCAGTTCCGCGTAGAGTTCGGTTGCGAATTCTTAGGATCTTCTTCGACACTCATCGATCCGAATAAGCTGGCTTCTCTGACTTACGCAGACCCAGAAGAGTCTTCTGCGAGCTTTAAGATGTACAAACACCCGGAACGAGGGAAGAACTACGTCGTGGTGGTAGACGTCAGTCATGGGGCCGGATTAGACTACTCGGCCTTCATAGTCTTTGACGTCACTCAGATGCCATACGAGGTGGTAGCCACGTTCAGAGACAACAAAGTGCCTGTCCTGGCATACCCTAAATATATCATCGAAGCGGCCATGAACTACAACAGNGCCGGCATCTTGGTAGAAGTCAATGATGCCGGCCAACAGATCGTGGACGTCCTACATCATGACTTAGAATATGACGGNATNCTGACCACTGCNCAAGTCAAGAAGAGAATCATGCTGACCGGCGGCTTTGCTGGNCAAGCCAAGACTCGACAAGGCGTCAGGACCGACAAGGTAGTCAAGGCTATCGGCTGCGTAAACTTCAAGACTATGGTCGAGCAGGACAAGATCATAGTCAACGACTATACTCTAATTCAAGAGATGTCNAGATTCTCGCTCAATGGCAAGTCCTATGAGGCCGAGGAAGGACACGACGACTTAGTCATGTGCTGCGTNCTATTCGCGTGGTTGACTGCCCAGACCTACTTCAAAGAGTTGACCAANGTGGACTTTCGCAGGGGTGTCTATGATGAGAACTCTCGCATGATCGAAGAAGAGCTAACTCCATTCGGATTCATAGAGACTGGGCAGGAAGAAGACCTGCCAAATGAGCAGACCATCGGGTCCATATACTTGGGGCTCGATAGTGGCGGCTTCTACTAATAGAAAATCAAAAAAGATAAATAGTCCAGATCCAGATCTAGACTAACCGTTCCCAGAGGGAGAGAATAATGACAACTCAACTCAGTCCAGGTGTAAAGGTAACCGAGATTGACCTTACCACGATCGTGCCTGCCGTCGCAACCTCTGAGGGTGCTGTCGGCGGTGTCTTTCGTTGGGGTCCTATCAGCGAGCGCGTCCTCGTAGACAACGAGCAGAAACTCGTAACTCGCTTCGGCAAGCCAACTTCACTTAATCCAGAGACTTTCTTCACTGCTACCAGCTTCCTTGCCTATGGCAATCGCTTGTATGTCAGCCGCGCAGCAAACACTTCAGGTAATCCTAGTGTGTCCGTCACGAAAAGCGGCGGAACTTGGACACTCGCTAACACTGGCAACTCTACTGTCAATGCTATAGCTGAACTCTATACCGCTGCAGAAGTCAACGCCACTATGTCGGCTTTTGCCATTACTAGCGATGATGCGCTGGCGCTCGATCCTTCCGTATTCTTTGTTCGTAACGTAAAGAACGAGAAAGACTACAGCGCTAAAGATCTCGATGGAGAATTTGAGGCAGATCTCGAGCTCAAGTGGATAGCTAAGTATCCGGGCGAGATGGGCGACTCTCTCAAGATCTCGAGCTGCTACGGCGCCGATGACTGGAACAAAGTCTACTCGATGGCTCCGGCTAGCGTCACGCTGGCTAATAATCTCGTAGTTACTAACGGCATCAATGCAACCGCTTCGTACTTCTCCGGTAACATCGGAAGCACGAGCATGTCACTCACGGTGACTCCGGCCGACTATGCTACTGCCAATCAGGTAGCTGCCGCTACTGCCTGGGCTTCTCAGCTCAATGGCTANNTCTCTATCGGCGATCTCGTAGAAGTCGGTAATACTAGCGTAGGCAAGCAGCTACTCCGAGTGATCAACGTAGGAGCTTTCACTAACAGCTACTACACTGCAGCGGCTACTGCTTCTGGTTCGTTAGGAGACACCACGATACAGCTAACGACTGGTACCGCAGGCGTCCCAGCTGGAGCTTCTATCA